AGATGTCGTCAGGAAATATAGATTCAGGCACGATAGATATGTATGGAGTTCTATAGATAATTATGATAACAAACAACAATAAGGAGTAAATATGGCAGATAGATATAAAATGGTAAATGGTGAGAGAATCAAACTCACAGCAGAAGAAAACGCACAAAGAGATGCTGAAGAAAAAGCTTGGGCAGATGGTGCTTATGATAGAGCAATGGTTGCTTTAAGACAAAAAAGAGATGGTCTGTTAAAAGAAACTGACTACTATGCTTTGTCTGATGTTGAAATGTCTGATGATATGAAAAAATATCGTAAAGATTTAAGAGACATCACAGAGGGCGTGAATACTGAAGCAAAAGCCAAAAATAAGAAGTTTCCAACTAAGCCTGAATAATGCAACTTTCAAAACATTTCAAACTTGAAGAGTTTGAGAAGTCTATGACAGCTACTCGTATGGGTATCTCTAATAAAGCTGGAAGTGGAGAAATAAAAAACCTTACTGATATTTGTTATGGCGTTCTTGAACCTGTAAGAGCAAAGTTTGACAAACCCATAGTTATAACATCAGGATATAGAAGTCCTGAATTATGTGAAGCTATTGGTAGTAAAAAAACATCTCAACATACAAAAGGTGAAGCAGTTGATTTTGAAATCATGGGTGTATCTAACCTAAAAGTTGCAATGTGGATTTCAAACAATTGTGATTTTGACCAACTGATTTTAGAATACTGGAATGGAGAAGCTAATAGTGGGTGGGTTCATTGCTCATTTGTTGAGAACTCAAACAGAAAACAAATTTTGACATTCGATGGAAAAAAATTTACAAATGGTTTACCAGATGCTGTCTGGAAAGATGGTCAATTACAAAACTAGGAGAAGTAATGGCACTAACTAAAAAACAAAAAAAACTTCCAATGGCTTTACAAAAAGCTATATTGAAGAAACAAAAGCAAACTAAAAAAAAGAAAGCGAGGAAATAATGCCTTATCATACAGGAAAAGGTTCACATGGTGGAATGAAGAAAAAAAAGAAGAAAAAGAAAAAAGGTAAAAAGAGAAGATAATGGTAAAGGTCGCATCAATAAAAAATATTATTAAAGACCTTACACCAAGACAACAAAAGACAATGAGAAGCCACGCAAGACATCACTCATTAAAACACATGAGGTCTATGGCTAGACTAATGAGTGGTGATGGTGGTAGAAGAAAAAGAACATTTGCACAAGCACATACTATTGCAATGCGAAGAGTTGGAAAATGAGTGGAATTACAACATCTATTTCAATTAGAGAAATGATAAATAAGTTCCCAATGAGGAAGAGAAGAAGAAATGTCAAAAAAAAGAAAAAGAAGAAAAGTCGCAAGAGATAAAGAATTAGACCTACCAAAAAAATATCTTACAGGTCTTAAAGGCTCAAAACGGACAAGACGAGCAAGACTTATCAAACAAGTTTCATCAATATATAAAACAGGTGGTTTCATACCTAGAGGTTTATTGCGTAGGAGAACAAAAGCATAATGGCTAGTAGATTTAGACGACCACTATCAACAGCAGTAAAAGCTACACTAAGAAGAAAAGCTAAAGCAAAAAAAGGCGTATCTTACGGAACGCTTGTAAAAGTATATCGTAGAGGTCAAGGTGCTTTTCTATCTGCTGGTTCAAGAAGAGTATCTATGTCTGCTTGGAGTATGGGAAGAGTAAATAGTTTTTTACGAGGTTCAAGAAAACATGACCTTGATTTACGAAGAAAAAAGCGTAAAAGGTAAAAATGGCAACAGCTAGTCAAAAAAACAAAGAGCAACTTATCCGTATCGAGGGTGAGATTGCATTACTAAAACACGAGATACAAACTATTCGTGGCAACCATCTTGCACACTTAGACCAAAGAGTTTCTCGTATGGAAAAAGTTATGTGGTCTATCTGTTTGATTGCTGTCACGCATCTACTCTACACAGTTCTTAACTAAATTTGCTTTTATCCACATTTCCCCTTATAAGGGAATAATGAAGAGGATATTAGTTATTTCAGATATGCACTTGCCATATCAACACAAAGACGCAATAAATTTCTTAAAAGAAATCAAAAAAGAATACAAACCTGATTTTATAATTAATATCGGAGACTTACTGGACTTTCATGCAATCAATATGCACACACATGACCCAGATTTATTTTCTGCTGGTATGGAACTTGATAAATCAAAAGAATACATTAGAGAGTTAGAGTCTATATTTCCAAAGATGATTGAAGTAGATTCTAATCATTCAAGTCTTGTTTACAGAAGAGCATTGAAATATGGAATGAGTCGTCAATTTTTAAAACCTTATGGTGATTTCTTAGGCACAAAAAAGTGGAAATGGGTTGATGATTTAACGATTACAATGTCAAATGGTCAAAGATGTTTTTTTACACATGGCAGAAGTGCGGACATATTGAAAGTGTCCCAAGCTATGGGTATGTCAGCAGTTCAAGGTCATTATCATACTAAGTTTGTAATATCTTGGTGGGCTAATCCTGATAATCTATTTTTTGGTATGAACGTGGGTTGTCTTATCAATCAAAAATCTATGGCTATGAATTATGCTAAGAATTTTAAAACAAGGTTTATTTTAGGGTGTGGAATAATTATTGACGGAATACCTAGACTTTTACCAATGGTCTTGAATAATAAAGGTAATTGGATTAAAAAGATTGTATGACGGATAAAAAAGACCCCATAGAAAGCAAAATAAAGCGTTTTAAGCGTGGTTCAGCACTAGATAAGCAAATTGGTGGCTCTCACTACAAATCGAAAAAAATAGGCGGTATAGACCCCATAGAATTGATTGTACAACAAAGGCTTGATTTTATAGATGGCTGTATTTTGAAATATGCTGTAAGGAAAAAGAATTATGAATCTGACAGAGAAAGATACGAAAAAATTAAACATTATTGCGAGTTGGCATTGGAGTTAAAATGTGGTTCAAATTAATAAATAATCCTCTTACAAAAATGGTAGCTGGTAAAGTGGTTGACCATTTCAAACACAGAGCAGAAAAAGTCAAAACTATTAGACAAGCAGAAATAGAAGCCTGTAAAGAAGTTGATGTTCAAAGAATTAAATCACAAGATAAAAGTTGGAAAGATGAAATATTATTGATTTGGTTAATAGGAATGTTAAGTACAGGTTTTTTTGAAAGCACAAGAGATAACTTCAAAGCATGGGTAGAAATAATAAATGATTTACCTGATAGTGTTTGGTATTTATTAATTATAGTATTCACTGCTACATTTTCTACTAAAATGACAGATAAAGTCTTAAATAGAAATAAAAAAAAGTAATTATATAATAGTTTATATATGATAAGAACATTATATGAACGTCAAAAATTATATATTAGTAGAAGCAGAATTTTTCTTTGCACCTTTAGAAGAACATGAAAAATTAGGTAAAGCTGTAAGTTTATCTTTTGTTGATGAGTTTCCTACATTCAAACACAAAGAAAAAATACTAAATAATTTTGAACAAAATGGTTTAATACTTTTAGATTACCAAATCACATACAGACCTATAACTGCAAATGATGATTTAGACTTCTATAATGTAACGAAGCACTAAAATATTATCGCACCAAGCACAAAACCAGATACAAAACAAATCCACTCTCTTCTGTATTGTAATTCTAATGCTTTCCAATCTTGTTTTGTTTTACCAAAAAATAACATTATTTATCTCCTTTAAGTTTTAACAATACTAATTGTTTCTTTAGTTTTTTTAACAATTTTAATTGTTCTAAACAATCAAACTCCTCTGGATTATATTTTCCGCCACCCATTATTTCTCCTTACCCATTAGTTGTAGTTCTCTTTTCAATTCACTTTGTAAAAGAGATATTTCTGTATTCTTATTATTATATGAAAGTTTAGATGAAAGATACCTTTTATCTGCATCATCTAATTTTTTTTTTGCTTCTATATATTCTTTATCTTGCAATATAAGAACCTCAACATCTTTTTGAGACCTTTTTACTACATCATTTTTAAGTTCAGAATACTTTTTTGCATATAGTAATTTAAGTTCAGTTTCACTATCAATTTTTAGAGCATACCAAAGATTATACAAGTTTGATAATTTTCGTAATTGTTCCATCAAAGTTTTTCTATCGAGATGTAAATAATCTTCCCTAAAACTGGTTGTTCCACTCATCTTCATCTCCAGCTTCTCTAGGCATTGGTATTTTATCATCTAGTTCTTTCATATCTTGCTGTGTCGCTGTTTGTGCATGGTCTGGTGCAAAACTTTGTTGAGGTGTTACACCCATCGCTGTGCCTACTTGTTTGAAACCAGCAACACTAGGTCTCCTGTCAAAAGGTTTTTTCATTCTAAAACAAATGATTTGCTCTATGTTTTCACCATACTTAGGTTGCTTAAATGGCTCTTGTGTTTTTGACTCTACATAAAGTTCCCATCCATCCATAGCATATTTTTGTATTTCAGGTGATTGCCACCATTTTAATACTTCAGAAAATTTATATTTTCTTTTTGTTATAGAACACTCTAACTTTAAGTTTGTTGCTCTTATACTAAATTCAAACTGTGGTGATTGACGACCTGTTGAAAATAACTTACCTGATAATGCAACAAATGGTAGTTTTGGTTTTTTATTATACATTTCTTTTTATCTCCTTTTTAAATTTAGATACTGTTTTTTTCCATCCCTCATCTAACTTATTTAAGTATCTACACGCTTTGAAACCCTTATAAAATTTATTGTCTGATTTAATAACCATCATTGATAAATCTTTATTTGGGTCTTTTGGAATATTGACAATAGCTATCTTATCTATCTTATGGTTCGTAGATTCTTCAATAAAGTTTTTATATGTTTCGACCTGTATCACTTGGTCTAAATAAAAATCTTTACTGCTTTTCCAATCCAAAAGTGCTTTTTGTCCTTTCCAGCTTGGCTTTGTAACAATAGCATCTGTGCATCCAGCAATATCAGACTTAGAACTATATACTGGTAGTTCAGATTCTATTATTTCAAATTTTTGTTTTTGCCACCACGTAAGCCATTTATTACACATTGTTTTTAATGGTTCAGATGATGGTAAAGGTGGATTTTTTTTCTTTAAATACATATCAATCCACTCATGCAACGTAGAACCAATATCTCTTGCTTCTACTTTTATATCTTCT